ACGATGTTGCTGTGGTGCAGACCCTCGAAGCAACCGACATCACAGTCGGCCAGACAATCACACTCACAGGACTCGGTCACAGTCTCAACGGCACGCACATTGTTATCGCTGTACCGGTGAACTTGTTCGCTGGCGTTAACGAAGCAGGAGACCTGCTTTACAACGAAAACGAAATCATTGTCAACCAGTTGATGTTTCAAGATGTTGGCGACGATCTAGAACGATCCGCTGCCGATCCGTTTGGAACTTTGACATGGAATTTGAGTTGCACATGGTTGTCATCAACTGCGCCAGTAATTGAGTTTCTTGGGATCTCGTCGGCCACGGCAAATGACACCGCGTTCCTCACGACTTGTGTCGCAGCTGCAAACGCTTGGTGTTTCAGGCGTCGCGTGCAGGCTGGTTACCACGACAGTCTCACGACCGTCCCTGACAGCTCAGTGCTGTTAGGAACCACGCTTTACGCCGCAGGGCTCTACCGTGAACGCGGGACCACTGGAGACAGTTACGCGTCGTTTGGTGACATGACAGGACCACCGCTGATGACCTTGGGTCGAGTGAACCAGTTGCTCGGCATTAAACGATCGCAGTGTGCATGAAATGGCAGGCATCTTCACAGACACCATCAACACCGTGTCAGCGTCGCTCACAGCGTTGGGACTTAAGCCTGTCACCGATCCGCGCAACGCACGACCGCTCACCGTGTTCGTGGAATTACCGACGTTCACTTGTTTCAACAACCAAATCGCAGACATCACAGTTGATCTCCGAATCCTCGGCGCGCCACCCGGCAATAGCGATTCGGCAAACTACATTCTTGAAGTCTGCGACACCATCATGAACAGCCCGATCGCCGTTGTAAGTGGCACACCGTCGCTTGCTCAAATCGGTTCACAAGAATTACCCGCATACGACTTAACTATCAGAATCGCTTCTAAGCGCATCCCATAAAGGAAAAACCATGCCCACAACAAAAACCGTTTACCTGTCCAACCCAACCGTCACCATTGGTGGAGTGGATGTCACGCAGAACACCTCTGCGGCCTCGCTTGAGATCGGTTACGACTCACTCGAATCCACGACCTTTGGCGATACCGGGCACCGCTTCGTGTCGGGCCTCCAAATGGTGAACGTCACCTTGACGATGTTCATGAACTACGGAACTGGCGAAATTGAAGCCACCCTGTTTGATCAGGTCGGCGACGGCACCACCACTCTGGTCATCTCACCAGCAGGCACAACCGAGTCCGCCAGTAACCCTGAATACACAATCAGTAATGCAATGTTGGCTTCGTTTACGCCGATCGTAACGACCGTTGGAGAGCTCAGCCAAGTAAGCGTGAGTTATGTCGGCGGCACGTGGGTGCGCGACATCACTAACCCGTAATCAATAACTAACCAAAGGACCCCGACATGATTGGCATGACATTAAAAGTAGAAATGGTTGACGGTGAAACATTCGAAGCACCGATCACCTACGGAGTTGCGTGCAGGTGGGAAGATCACCACCCCACGCTCTCCGTGGGCCGTTTCTTAGAAGACATGAAGTTCAAGCCTCTCGCATGGTTGGCTTGGGATGCGTTACGAACCAAGAAGATTGTGGTTCCGTTGTTTAGCACTTGGGTTGAGAACGTCATGGATATCACGTTTCTCCCAAAAGCCAAACAGGGCCCGCAGGAAGAGCCACAAACCTGATCGCGCAGCTCGCTGTTCGTACAGGCATCAGTCCGTTGGATCTGATGGAAACACCAGCCCAGATCATTGACGAAATGGTCAGGTTGATAATTGAACAGAACGAGAGCAGAAAATGAGTTTAGGGATTGATCTAAAACCGACAGGCCTTAAAGAGGCTCTTCGGACCATCAATTCCGTAAACCCTAAACTGCGTCGTGCTTACGGCAAACAGATTCGAGAACTTGGCAAAGTTGTGGTTGACGCAATCACACCACTGGTTCCGTCGTCGTCGCCTACGCGCGGCATGGACGGACCTTGGCGTACCGGGTGGAAGAACGGTCAGACCAAGAACATTGTGGTTAAGACCAACACTCGAAAAGCACGTAAACGAAACATTCAAAAAGGTGCCCAATATGAAACTATCGGAACCATCACAGTCGGCACCAAAGGAGCAGCTCTCGCGATCGCAGACATGGCTGGCAAGGCTGGCAATAGAGGCCGTGGTGGTCCGCGTGCTCGTCCAAACTTTGCTGGCGTCCTTAATTCAAGTCTTGGTCGCGGTCCGTCGCGCATGGTGTGGGCTGGTGGCGAGAAAGCGATCCCAGACTTTCAAAAAGCCTTAGAGCCTGTTATCAAAGAGGTAATCTTTGAAGCGAACAAAGAATTGATGAAGGTGAACCGCTAATGGCAATTAACATTCCAATTCTTACCGAGTTCTCAGACTCAGGTATTAAGGCCGCTAAAGCCGCTTTCGCTAATTTTAAGACTGCCGTTGCTGACGCTGAAGGCGGAATGGGCAAATTTAAAGCTGGGTCAAAAGTCGCTTTGGATGCGGTTGCCGCTAATGCTTCTACGTTTGCTGTTGCAGCTGGTGCCGCAGTTGGCAAATTTGTTGCTGATGGAATCACAGCGTTTCAAGACATGGCAATTTCGGCTGGCAAGTTTGCTGATGCGACTGGTCTGGCCGTTGAGGACGCATCTCGCTATATTGAAGCAGCCGGCGACATCGGTATCCCGATTGACGCCGTTGAGGGTGCTATCGGTCGTCTAAATAAGACAATCGGTGCCGACCCTGACAAGGTTCGCAATCTTGGCGTTGACCTTGTTTATCTAAAAGACGGTTCGTTAGACGTCAACGAGACTTTTCTTAACACGATTGACCGTCTCAAAAAAATTAAGGACCCAGCAGAAAAAGCAAGGGTCGCGGCTCAGCTCCTGGGTAAGGGCTGGCAGTCCATGGCCGAACTTATTGAGATGGGCGCAGACGATCTGAACGCTTCGCTAACGGCGGTGTCTGAACAGAAGGTTATTTCTGAAGAAGAACTTCAAATGGCTCGAGAGTACCGCGCCGCGATGGACGGTCTTGGTGACTCGGTTGATGATCTGCAAATTAAGTCTGGTCAACGCTTAGTTCCTTTAGCGACTTTGTTGGCTAATGGTGCTAGCGCCGCTTTAGATTTTGACGACAAGGTCACTGAACTGTTTAAAGACATTGTTGGCAACGGTACGCAAGCAGAAGAACAGTTAAGCGAGTTGGCTGGTGTTGTAGACGAAGGTCGGATCAATGCTGGAGCGTTTAAGACAGCAATCCAAAACGCTAAAACACCATTAGACAATTTGGCGACCTCGGCAAGTAACGCCACCATTGCCATCGTTAACGCTGACACCGCTTGGAAGAATCTGACCGGAACATTAGATCGGGAAGTTGCCCTTGACAACGCTAAGACTGATTTAGCCGAACTTGAAGCCGCAGCTGCTAAAGCGTTCGGCACAGGTGCACAAACCGACATTGATGACTATGAAGCCAAACTGGCGACATACGCTGGAGTGCTTGCAGGTATCTCTGGAACGATGGACGGCATCTCGTCCAAAGAAATCTTGTTTAGGTTTAAGACTCAGGGTTCAGCAGCTGCGCTTGAGTACGCACGATATCTTGCGCGTGGTGCTGAGTACGGCGGACTAAGCGAGTTTGATGCTTTAACCCTTGCTGGTATTTCGGGCACTCGAGCTAACGGTGGTCCTGTGATGGGTGGAGGAACTTATCTTGTTGGTGAGCGTGGTCCTGAACTGTTCACGCCGTCGTCGTCTGGGAACATCACACCGAACGGCGGTTTCGGTGGCGGAGCCAATATTACGGTCAATGTCAATGGTGGCGACCCTGACGCAGTGGTGCGAGCAATCCAAAAATGGGTCCGTACTAACGGTTCGGTAGCCTTAGCCACAAGTTCAGGTGTGCGTTTCTAATGGCTTTTAATCTTGTTTGGAAAGTTGAATTTGGTGATATTGGCGGTTTGCACGACATCACCAGTTTGGTATTTGACGCTTCAATTGACATGAACGCCAACATGGGTTCTGCTGGCCGTACCTCTTGCCAAATTACTTTGAACAACAACAGTGGACAATTTACTCCAGGCGGTACTGGCACATACGGTTCAGTTGACTGGTTTAAGCAGGCAATCGTTATTTCGTGCACTGGTGGTGGCATTACTGAATATGCGTTTGTCGGCTTGCTTCAAGATTTTACGATTGATCAAACATCAATAAAACAATCAACAGTCAGTATTTCTGGCCTTGATATTTTGACAGTTTGTGGTCGTACCTCAAATCAACTACAACAATCTGATGTATCAGAAAATTGGATTGCAGATCTTATTAATTCCTTTACACCATCGTTGTCCGCCGGGTATGCAGTTACTCCGTTTATGGGATCAACAACATCAAAAAGAAGTCAATTTAACCTTGTCTGTGCAACGAACCAAATAACAGCAATTTACATTTATGGTTTGTTAAAGGGAACCGTTGGAGACTGGTTAAACAACAACCTTCTCCCAACAGGACCAGCAACGGTTTTTATGACCGATTATCAAATTACTTCAGATCGTTGGATTTGGAACGGATATGTCATTGATTCGCCGCTTAATAGAACAACAAATGCTTACACAAGCAATTTTGTTGGCGACGGCACTTCTTTAACTTCAGGTCAACTCCCAATTAGCCAAATAGACGTTGGATTTACCTTAGATACATTGACCAACAGTTGCTATGCGTACGGAACGCAAACAAACTTGACCATCCAACCTGTAACAGTTGACAACACAACATCAGAGGATAAGTACGGGGTACGAGCAAGAACTTATTCGTCATGTGCACCAGCGGTTTCGTTTGGCGGTGGAATAACCAACAACCAGTTTATGAACACGGTGGCTAATTTTTGGGCGAACCGTTACGGCGAAGTTCGCTATATTCCCAACCGTGTCATCACAACGTATTCGGCACTACGCTCCTCCTCTGTTGACGATGGCGTGGCCATGCAAGCGTTTGTGCGTTTACTATCAGCCAAAACAGCAATATGGAACCGACAAACAATCAAATATAAGGGTGCTGGTATGGCCTCATCTCAGACGACTCAGACTGTGACTACTGGGCGCAAAATTATGATTACCCCGTCTGACACTCGTATTGAATTGACCGTAGTTTCAGGTATTGACAACCAGTCATTTGAATTAAATAGTTCTACATACGGAATACTCGACACGAACCGTCTCGGGTAAAGGAGAAAACATGGCTATTAACCCAAACACAGACTTTTCGTCGGGTGCAGTGCTGACTGCTGCACAGCAGAATCGTTTCCCTCGTGGTGTCATGGCGTTCAACAGTGCTACGGCAGCAGATACAACTGTTACGGCAGAAGAAGTGCAGATCACTGGCTCGTCGTTCACTGCTGTCGCTAACCGTTATTACCGAATCACTTACTTTGAACCCAACCCAGTAAACGGAACTGGTTACTTTGCGTTTCGAATTAGACAGACAAACCTTGCTGGCACAGTTCTAAATACTTCATACAACACAACAGGGACAGGCATTGACCGTCAAGCAATGATGATATGGGTCGGAACTTTTTCCGCTGGCACAGTCAACGTTGTAGCGACTGCTCAACAGACTGCGGGCACAGGAACATTGAGTCGTGGCGCAACCACCGTTGCATATCTTTTAGTGGAAGACATAGGACCAGCATGATTATCTATATCGCAGGCGATACCGCCGAAGAACAAACCAAAAACTGCCGATGGGCAATCAAAACATACTTGAACGAATCCGATTGGACACAGATTCCGAACAACCCGTTAACGCCCGAGTACTCGGCAGAGTGGGCCGTCTACCGCCAACAGTTGCGTGACTTCATGGCGACATGGGAACCGAGCAACGAAGCCGACCTACCAGATCCGCCGATGCCATGAAAACTCTTGCTGTGATCGCAGCTCTCGCCGTCGTCCTCATGTTCGTCGTCACTGGATGCTCTGACCGCACTCGACACACCTGCGAAACTAAACCAACAGCGACAAGGTGCGACCAATGAAGAAATACACAAACTCTGAGATCAAGGCCCGACTCATCCTTATCGTTGGCATTGCTTTAGCCGTTGCTTTTCTAGGTTCAACCGCAGCTCTGCTTTATGGCCTGCTGTTTGTTGTACAGCCATTAGACGTGTCACCCAACGATGAAAGTGCATGGTCGCTACTGTCGCCCATGATGCTGTTTCTAACAGGTGCCTTATCTGGCATCCTCGCCAGTAACGGCCTTAAAGACAAGGGAGAAAAACAAGATGACTGACTACCCGGTACTACCCCTAATCATGCCGACTGACCTAGAAGGTCAAAAGAACGGCGAAATCAAACCAGCCTTACTTCGAGACATTAAAGCACCGAACGGCAAACTGCACAGCCTCGCGGCCACCGCATGGAACGCGTTACAGCTCGCCGCGTACTTTGACGGAATAGAACTAAAGCACGTCGGCGCATACCGCCCACTAAGCCAACAGACAGCCCTGTTTAATGAACGGTACGAAGCCAAACCCAACTTTCGTAAACCTCAAGTGACCCGCAAATACAACGGGCAAGTTTGGTTCCTGAAACAAGGTTTCGCCCCAGCAGGAACACCCGGTACGAGTAATCACGGCTGGGGACTCGCGATAGATGTCGCGTCAGCTTCAGGCAAACGACTTGAATGGTTACTGGGCGACGGATTTTCCACCAGCAACGCGCTCAAATTTGGGTTCTCATGGGAAGTCAAAAACGGCGCTAACGCTGAAGCATGGCATATCCGCTATGTTTGTGGAGACAGCCTGCCTCAAGCCGTTTTAGATGCCATTGAGGCGTTTCCTACACTCGACGCGCGGTGACC